TCATGGTATTCACAATACTTTGTTTTTTAATTATGCTCCTAGGAATGCTCTAGGGGCATTTTTACTGTATAGATATATTAACTGATTATTTTATATGGCAGCTCTTATTTGTAACCTCCCCTCGGTTGAAGTCTGGGTTCGTAAAGAATATCTAACGGATCATCAATCTGGACATGGAGAATTTGTAAAAGGTGTCTGGGTATCATGTAAATCGATTCCTGGACGTACTTTTTACTTTGAGACCTATCTACCAGAGTATGCGGCACTGTATGATAAATTGCCCATCAGCGCGTTTGTAAGCGCCCCTGAGACGCCTTCACCTGATATGGACCTACCTAACCTACAATTCTGGAATTGCATGGATTACGGCGTCGTATCCATTACAAAGCAATTTATTGGTTCTATGGACTATGAACTGTATACACGCGACTTTGGTCATCAAAAAGGAACTTATATCTGTACAATAGATAACTATCATCAGGATCCTGAGGTGGTTGACTATGCAACAAGTGAAAATCCAGCTGAACACAAGTCACATAACTTGATTGAACTGGAAAATGGTCAATATGCACTGTATCCTAATAACAGAATGCGTATCTATGACAACAGTTTAACTCCGGTTGAACCAAAAATGCCAGATTTTAAGGTTTCAACTCAATATTATCAAGTTGAAAATGGTTTTGAGCGACTCGGAATGGGTCGTGAGGACGAATATTTCTGGAAAACAGCAAAAGAACGCGAAAATCTATCAAAGGAAGAAGAAAATGTCCCCGAATAATGATTTTTTAGACAATTTAGCTAACGATCAGTACCAAAAAATGCTTCGTGAGATTGCTAACGACAAAATTACCCCTAAAAAGACCGATAAAATTAAAGAAAGTGAATTATTTGACCCGGAGAGTGATCCAGAACCACTTTTTGGTTGATAAATAATACATAATCGCAGGATTCTTGTGCCTTTAGAGAGGGTAAGTCAGGGTTTTAAGGATATTAGTATGACTTTTCAGAGAAATCCTCTGACTAGTGATCTTATTGTCCTTAAAAATGAAAATGCAATTGCCCGATCTATAAGAAATATTGTATTTACGATACCTGGTGAGAAATTTTTTGATGAAACATTTGGATCTAATATTAATAGGTCACTTTTTGATAATATTGACGAAATATCGGCAATAGTCATTAAAGATCAAATTACAGAATCTATTCAGAGGTTTGAACCGAGAGTTAGATTGGACAAAGTAAGGATCCTTCCAGACTTTGATAACAATAGTTTCGATGCAATAATCACTTATGAGATTATTGGTGCTGATATACCCCCACAAGAATTACAATTCGTCTTGCAGCAAACTAGGTAAACGATGCCACTAGCTAATTTTACAAACCTAGACTTTAGTCAGGTAAAAACCACACTTAGAGAATATCTAAAAGAAAACTCTAATTTTACTGATTATGATTTTGAAGGATCAAATCTTTCAACAATTCTTGATGTTTTGGCATACAATACCTATATTACTTCATATAATGCGAACATGGTCGCAAATGAAGTATTCATTGATAGTGCAACATTAAGAGAAAATGTTGTTTCTTTAGCAAGAAATATTGGATATCTGCCTAGATCTAGAAAAGCAGCTGCTGCAACGGTTAGTTTTTTCATTGATACGAGTAATATTACACCAGTTCCAAGCACAATCACTTTAAAGAAAGGTATTGTAGCTACAAGTCAAGGTTCTTTTGGAAGACAATCATATACTTTCTGCATATTAGAGGATATAACAGTTCCTGTTGTTGATAATATTGCATCATTTGATGATATATTTGTTTATGAGGGATCTCTTTTAACTTCAAACTTCACTTACAGTGCAAGAACACCAAATCAAAAATTTGTTTTGCAAAATCCAGGAATTGATACTGATTTAATTACGGTTACAGTAAAACCAAATGAACAATCCTCTAGAAATGTAAAATATAGTCGTCAAGATAGTCTTTTTGATATTGATTCAAATTCAAAAGTTTATTATCTTCAAGAAGTTGAAGATGAAAGATATCAAGTATTTTTTGGAGATGGAGTTTTTGGTAATAAACTCCAAGATAACAATTTTATTACAGTGGACTATATTACATCAAATGGTGATGCTGCAAACGGAGTAGGTCAATTTACGTTTGCAGGTAGATTGGTATATGTAAGAAATTCTCAAGAATACACAGTAACTGCTGGTATTTCACTCCTCTCAACTGAAATACCAGCATCTGGAGGAGAAACTATTGAGGGTGTAGAGTCAATTAAGAAATTTGCACCAAGAATTTATGCATCTCAGAATAGAGCTTTAACTGCAAATGATTATGAAACAATTATTCCTGCGAAAATTTATCCTGAAACTGAATCAATTTCCGTTTTTGGTGGTGAAGAGTTAGTCCCTCCACAATATGGAAAGGTTTTTATTAGTATCAAACCTAGATTTGGTGATTTCATTCCAAATTTGATCAAACAGAATATAAAAAACAAGTTAAAAAAATATGCAGTTGCAGGAATTGTTCCTGAAATTTTAGATCTTAAGTATTTGTATCTTGAGGTCAATACGAAGATTTACTATAATTCAAACCTAGCACCATCAGCGTCCTTTGTTTCAGCAGTTGTTCAAAACAATACAACAAAATATTCAGAGTCTAGTGAACTGAACAAATATGGTGCAAGATTTAAATATAGTAAATTTTTGAAAATGGTAGATGATAGTCATGAGTCAGTGACTTCAAACATCACTACCGTGGCTATGAGAAGAGACCTGAGAGTAGTTTTGGATACTTTTGCGGAATATTCGATTGGATTTGGAAATTCTTTCCACATTAAAAGTATGAGTGGATACAATATTAAAACATCTGCATTTAGAGTTGTTGGAATTGATCAAAACGTTTATCTATCCGATATTCCCGATACAAATAGAACTACGGGAAGTCTTTTCTTCTTTACACTACCAAGTGTTGGATCTCAATCGCCAACTATTGTAAGAAGAAATGTTGGCGTTATTAACTATGTTAATGGAACGATTACTCTAAACCCAGTTAATGTTTTAGGCGGAAAATCAAAAGACAATCAACCAATTATTGAAATTGAAGTAACTCCAACGTCTAATGATGTTGTCGGATTACAGGATCTTTATTTGCAACTAGATATAAGTAACAGTAACTTTGAAACTGTTATTGATGACATAGCATCTGGTTTAGATCCTTCTGCATCAAGTTACACTGTGTCCTCTAGTTATCCAAATGGCAATTTGGTTCGTTCAGGCGGTCCAGATACATCTAATATCGCTGGAACATCTACAGGAGGCTCTTCTACAGCAACATCAACAACAGTAGTACAGCAGTCCACTCAGTCTACTGCAACCACTCCACAATCAACTACCTCAACTGCCGGTTCATCTGGTGGGTCATCGGGTGGATCTTATTCTTACTAAATTTAATTTAAACACAAAGACGATAAAATCATAAAATGTCAGAAACCAGAGTTCAGTTTAATAGCATTGTATCTAATCAACTTCCCTCATATGTGAAGGAAGACTTTCCACTCATTTCTGAATTTTTAACACAGTATTATCTTGGGCAAGAATATCAAGGTGGTCCTATTGATTTAATTCAAAATATTGACAGATATATTAAATTAGATGAAACTACAAATCTATCTGAAACTGTTATTCTGAGTGGAGATCTTGATTTTGATGCAACAACAATTAATATTGACCCTGGAGAATCTCCAACAGGATCTCAGGGATTTCCAGATTCATATGGTCTTTTGCAGATTAATGATGAGTTAATAACATATACTGGAAAAACTGACTTTTCCTTTACTGGTTGTATTAGAGGATTTGTTGGAATAACTTCGTATAGAAGTGAACTCAATAAAGAAGAAGTTGTATTTAAAGAAAGTGAATCTGATGATCATAAATCTGGATCCACGATTAAAAATTTAAGTTGTTTATTTTTAAAAGAATTTTTAACAAAAACAAAAACTCAATTTTTACCTGGATTTGAAAATAGAACTTTAAACCCAGAAGTAAATCAAAATTTGTTCATAAAGCAATCAAAAGATTTTTACTTAAGTAAAGGAACTGATGTATCTTTTGAAATTTTATTTAAAGCTTTATATAATGAAGATATAAAAATTATCAAACCCAGAGATTTTCTAATATCTCCTTCAAATGCAGAATACAGAATTACCAATGATTTGGTAGTAGAAACTATTGAGGGAAATCCAGAAAATTTAGAAAATGCAACTTTATATCAAGATCAATATAAATTTGGATCAAATATAAACAAAGCATACGCACCCGTCACAGACATTGAAAAAATATCTGTTGGTTTTGGTCAAACTTTTTATAAACTTAAATTTGACGGTGGATATAATAGAGATATTGGTGTAGACGGATCAATATATGGAAAATTTGCTGTAGAACCAACAACAAGAATTATTGGACAAGTTCCTTCTGGGGCAACAACTCTAGATGTTGACTCTACGGTTGGATTTGGATCTACAGGAGAGCTATATGTTTCCTACAATGATACCACCACAGGAGTAGTATCTTATACTTCAAAATCTTTAACTCAATTTTTTGGTGTTAGTAATGTAACTAATACTATTTTAGATGCCACTACTGTTGGTGTTAACACTTTTGCTTATGGAAGATCTAAGTTAGATCAAAATGAAATTATTAAAGTTAGAATTAATTCTGTTTTAGGGACTATAAATTTACCATCAAATACAAATAATTTAGAAAAGAGTGGAACAGTTAATATATCAACGCTTGGTTGTTTTGACAATAGTAAAAGATCACGAAATTGGTTTTATAATATATCCCCAATTTACAAAGTAAGTAAGTTAGAACTAATCGATTCGTCCGATAGTACTTATCGAGTTACATTAAACGTAACACCTAGATTTAATCCAGGAGATTCTGCTGAATTTGTTTTAAGTGATGGAACAAGAAAAGAAACAAGAATTATTGCAGTTACTTCATCTAAGAGTTTTAGTGTTAGAGGGCAGGGTGTTCTTGATTTAAATTCAGTATATAAAATTAAAAGAATTATTTTAAAAGGAGTATCAAATACATTTTCAAATATAGACGAGTTTTCCACTGATGTATCCAATGTTTACAATAATGGAACTGACTACTTAGTTGCTTCACCATCAATTCCTCATTATGATTCGTTACCATTAGATGTTTCTTCTAGAAACATTACTTTCGCTGGAACTTTTGTTGGAGATACATTTAATATATCTCCAGGTAAAGAGCATGGTTTTTACACTGGAGACGCAATTTATTACTCTGCTGGATTAGTCAGTGAATCTTTTATCAATGACTCTGGAAGTTCCGATACCAGAATAGTTAGAGGAACTGGACTTTTTGCGGATGGACTTTATTTTGTCAAAAGAGTTGATGGATTTACTTTACAATTTGGAAAAAGTAGAAATGATATCTTAAATTCAAATTTCATATCTCTATCTGAGGAAACTGCTGTTGTTGATAGTTCGATAAAACCATTTGAATTAAATGGTCAAGATTTAGTATCTCAAAAATTAGTTAGAGAGTTTTCTATTCCAATTAATGATGGAACTGTTAGCAAAACAAAACCAGGATCCACTGGTATGTTTGTTAATGGTGTTGAACTATTAAATTACAAATCTAAGGATATTGTCAAATATGGAAAAATTGAAGATGTTCAAGTTCTTGCTCCTGGAAGAAATATTGACGTTATTAATGTTCCAAATTTAATTGTTAATGATTCTGTCGGAACCGGAGCAACTGGATATGCAGCAATATCTGGAGGAGTTAGAGAAATCAGAATCGTAGACCCTGGATTTGATTATGCAGAAACTCCCATATTAACAATTACTGGAGGTAATGGATCTAGAGCTCTGGGTCAAGTCAATATGAAATCTATTGTTCATAAAGTAGAATTTTTTGCTGACTTAGTATCAAATCAAGTTATAGTTGGAACTGCAGCAACTCAATCTAGGATTGGATTCTCAACATATCATAAGTTTAGAAACGCAGAGCAAATAATTTATAAAACGTCTGATCAGGATGGAGTAAGTGGAATAGTAACTAACGCATCTTATTTTGTTTCAACAATTGATAACACCACGGTTAGTTTGCATCCAACTCAATCAGATGCAATATCTGGAATTAATACTGTATTTTTATCCTCTCATGGTATTGGAAAACACTCACTTCAATCAGTAAGTAAAAAATTAGTAGTTGGTTCTATTAATATTGTTGATAATGGATCTGGTTATGAGAATAAAAAAAGAACTGCTCCTGCATCTTCTGGAATTAACACTGCTTCTGATTCTATCGTAATTAATAATCATGACTATAATTCTGGAGAAAAAGTAAAATACACTTGCACTGGAACAAGTATATCTGGATTGACCACTAATACAGAATATTATGTCACTAAAGTTGATAATAAAACGTTTAAACTATCTCAAGTTGGAGTTGCTTCCGATACAGAGTTTTATTATAGAACAAAGCAATATGTCGATCTTACTTCAGTTGGAGTTGGAACTCACATATTTAACTATCCAGAAATAACTGCAACACTAACTGGTAAGATTGGTATTTCATCAATTGGATTGGAAACTTTTGAAGCTTCTATTCAACCGATTGTTAGGGGAACAGTAACTTCAGTTCACTTAGAAAATGGTGGAGTTGGATATGGATCCTCTGAAGTTATTGGTCTAGACCATCAACCACAAATAACATTAGATGCCGGAGTTCAAGCTCAACTTCAACCAATTATTAGTAATGGAAGAATTGTTCAAGTTATTGTTTTAAGTCCTGGAAGTAGATATTTCTCAACACCAGATCTTACTATTAATGGCGATGGTATTGGTGCTGTTTTAACTGCGGTCATTGAAAATGGATCAATATCAACAGTTAATATAATTGAACCAGGATCGGGATATGATCAAACTTCAACGACTATTAATGTTATTCCTGCGGGTTCCACACAAATTCTTCCAAAATTCTATGCGAATATTAAATCGTGGAGAGTAAATCTTTATCAAAAGTATTTTCCATACTTTACAAAAGATGATGGTGTCGTTATCAATGGAAAATATGAACTCCAATATGCTCATCTATATGCTCCAAGAAAACTTAGAGAAACTGTCTACTCTGTAGATCAAGATGGTAATATTTTATATGGAGAAAATGATTTAAGGAAAGTCAATAGTATTGAACAACCATCATCTAAACATTCTCCTATCTTAGGATTTGCATATGATGGAAATCCAATTTATGGTCCATATGCATATCAAACATCAACTGGTGGTGTAATATCTCAGATGAAGTCTGGTTATGAACTTGATATTAAATCTGAAAGACCTCCTACAAGTATTTTCCCTGAGGGATATTTTGTTGAAGACTATACTCATTATAAAGTCTTAGATCAAACTGTTCTTGATGAAAATAATGGTAGATTCTGCATAACTCCAGATTATCCTAATGGAACTTATGCATATTTCTTGACAGTTAACGATAAATTTTCTGCAACCTCTGGAGTATTTGAAAAATATAAAGAACCAGTCTTCCCATATGCAATTGGAGAAAATTATCACTCTATTCCCAATGAATTTAACTTCCAACTCGGATCAAATCAAGATGATTACGATGTTGCGGCAAATGGGTGGAAGAGAAACACAGAACCGTTTAATCTTATAGAAGATGATTCTGAATATCCATATTTGTACATTCCAAATAAACTAGAACAAACCGCTAAGATTACTGCAGCGACTCCAGGACAAATATCAAGAATTGGTATTATAACTTCTGGAAGTGAATATAGAGTTGGCGAAACACTGGTCTTTAATAATGAGGAAACTAGAGGAAGCAACTTAACTGCAAAAATTAGTAAGTTGAAGGGTTTCCCTGTTGATAACATTAGTGTAGCTTCTAGTATATTACAGAACGTTGAATTTTATCCAGGAGAATCCAAAGGCGAGTATTTACTTTTCGCAGATAATCCACATAATTTTGAAAACCTAGACATTATCTCAATTTCGGGATTGTCAACAACATCTTCCAAAATTGAAGGGAGTTACAGTGTAGGCATTCAGACTAATAGATTAAGAATAGCAGGAGTGGGAACCACCGGAGTGGCAATAGGAGCACCTGGTGTTACTGGAATCGTAACTTTCTTTAGAGTAAGTGGAGATTTGTCTTACCCAAGTATAAGAGAAAATGACGTTCTCTTAGTAGGTGACGAAAAAATAAAGGTATTGAATGTGGATGCCCTATCCTCTAGAATTAGAGTTTTAAGGGCAGTAGAGGGCACTACAGGCACCTCTCACACGATAGGTAAGTTTATCTATGAAGTACCAAGAAAATTAAAAATTAATGCTGGATTTAATACCGATTACAATTATAGTTTAAATAAGCAAATTTATTTTGATCCATCGAGTGCAGTTGGTTTAGGAACAACTGCTGGGGTTGGCATTGGAACAACTATTTCTTTTGCAAACCCAGGATCAGGAATTACTCAAGCATTTATTCCAACTAAGAGTATTTTTATTAAAAATCACAACCTTAAGACAGGAGATCAAATTACATATTCTCCTGGCACTGGTGGAAATGGTATTATTATTCAAGATGAAACAAACGTCGGAGTAGGAACGACTTTATCCAACGGACAAAATTTATTTGTTGCAAAAATATCTGATGATTTAATTGGAATTGCCACTATTAGAGTTGGACTTGGAACCACCGGAACGTTTGTTGGCGGAGCTAATGCAGATTCCTCTACAGTATTCTTTAGAACTGTTGGAACTGGAGATACTCATAGTTTTACAACAAACTATAATGTAATTACAGGAGAAGTTCAAAGAAATAGAGTTACAGTTTCAACAGCAGAAACTCATGGTTTGAGTGCTCCTCATAATATTTTTGTGACAGTAAATCCAAAAAATACTGGTATTGTAACTGTTAAGTATAATGATTATAATGGAAGGGTTGTAATAAATCCAATTGGTTTTGCTACAGCTGGGATTGATACTTCAGTTAATTCGATATCAATATCTTCTCATGGATTTAAAACTGGAGATAAAATTATTCATACTTCTTCTGCTCCTGCACAAGGACTAGAGAATGAAAAAATGTATTATATTGTTAAAGTTGATAATAACACATTTAAATTATCAAATACTTATTTTGACTCAACTCAACCAAAACCAAATATTGTAGGAATAACAAGTGCTTCGCTTGGAACCATTAATCCAATTAATCCAAATATCAAATTTTTCAAAGATTCTACGGTAACATTTGATCTTTCTGATGCTTCCCTTTCATTTACAAGACAGGGAACACAATATTCAGCATTTGAATTTAATCTGTACAGTGATAAAAACTTTACTAAAGTTTGGAATACTTCTGAGACTAGTTCTAATTTTGAACTTACAAAGGATGGTAAAGTCGGAACTGCTGGTGGAAAGGCAACACTTACGGTTAATAAAAATATTCCTGAAAACCTATATTACAAATTAGATATTATAACCGAAAGTAATCTTCCCGATGTTCCCACAGACAAAGGAAAAATTATTGTTGATGATGAAGTTGTTCTTGGAAATCAAATAAAGATCAGAGAAAGTCTTTACAATGGAAAACATGTAATAAATTTGGGGACAACAACTTCATTTACATATACCCTTGCGGAAATTCCTGAGCAATCATCATATAATTCTCCATCTGAGGTTTCTTATGAAACTGATTGTACTCATACTTTTGGTCCCGTTGCTGAAGTACAAATAACAAATCCTGGATCTAATTACTATTCTCTACCTGGAGTAACTACTGTCGCCACTGCTGCTGGTAGTGGAGCAATATTTGAAACTTTTGGAGTCGGCATTGGATCAGTAAAATCAGTATCGATTAAAGATATTGGATTTAAATATCCCTCTGATAGAACTTTAGACCCAACGATTATTTTCCCACAAGTAATAAAAATAAATTCTCTTGCATCTTTTGAATCTATAGGTATCACATCCTTTGGTAGAGGATTTATGATATCACCTAAATTGGTGGTTGTTGATGGTAGAACTAAAAAAGTAATTTCTGATGTTGATTTTAAAGTAACTCCAGGAAAATCAAGCATAGAAATTCTTGAAAATACTAAAGGAATTAGCAATGTTACTCCAACCATCATTCCAACTGAAAGTGGAGCTGGTGTTGGAATTAATTCAATAGTCTATACACCTTCAACGGGAATTGCAACAGCAACACTATCTGTGGGATTTAGTACTATTAATAGTTTCCCATTTGCAGTTGGAGATAAAATTCTTGTAGAAGGAGTTAGTGTTGGTGTTGGATCTACTGGTAAAGGATATAATTCTTCGGCGTATGATTATGAATTATTCTCAGTAACAGGAGTCACTGAGAATTTGGGAGGCATTGGAGATGTATCATTTAAAGTTTCTGACTTACTTGTGGGAAGTGAAATTCCAGGAATTTTTGATACTATAAATTCTTCTGGTAAGATTTTAGCACAAAAACATTTCCCAGAATTTAATGTGTCTCTAACAACTAATAACTTTATTGTTGGAGAAACTGTCACTTCTAATTCTGCAACTGGAATTGTTGATAGTTGGGATGAAAAAATAGTAACTTTAAGAGTATCTTCAAGTGACAAATTTGTAGTTGGAAATGTAATAGAGGGAACAAGTTCAAAGACTCAAGGAGTTGCATCTTCTATTAAATCATTTGAATCATATGCGAATTTGAATTCTTCTTCTAAATTTATAAGTGGTTGGCAAAATGATACTGGATTTTTAAACAAAGATATTCAAAAAGTTCAAGATAGTTTTTATTATCAAAACTTCTCATATTCACTCAAATCTAAAGTTCCATATGATACCTGGAATGATACTGTTTCTGCTTTAAACCATACATTAGGATTTAAAAAATTCTCTGATTATCAATTAGAAACAAAAAATGATAATTCTATGTCTGTTGGACTTACAACAGCTACAACATTCCTTAATGTAGTTAATAATTTAGATGGTTTTGCAAGTCTACATTGTGTTTATGATTTTGATTTGGTCAAAGAAAACAACTTAAATCAAAATTCAAAAATTATATCTAATGAAATTATATTTTCAAACAGAATTTTAACTGATTTCTTTGAGTCTGTTGGAAATAGGGTTCTTTCAATTGATGATATAAGTGGACAATTTAATAGTAATCCAAGACCAACTAATTTTAGTCTCGTTGCATCTACACCTCTTTCAGGGTCCAGACTTCAAAAATATGTGACATATGTGAGAGATAAAAGATTTGTAGCACAAAGACAGTTAATGCTTGTTGATTTATTGCATGATGGATCTAGGGGATATATTAATCAATATGCTAGGGTTGAAACACATTATGATCAAGGGTCTTTTGATTTCGCTGCTAATGGATCTGATTCGCAATTATTATTCTATCCAACAAGATCAACAGTTAATGATTATGATATTATCACTCTTGGATATAACATTGGTGATGCTGTTGCAGGAACAGGAAGCACAAGTCTTGGTGGTGTAGTATTAATTGATACTGATAGTATTGAAATTCCTTCAAACACTACTAAAACAATTGTTTCAATCGCTAATACATATACTTCCGCAAAAGTTCTAGTAACTATCAATCCAGATGTGTCTGTAGATGAATTTGAAGCAATTGAACTTAACATAACTCATGATGGAACAAATATAGAAATGCTTGAATATGGTAGGTTATCCACCAATATTGGTCCGTTTGCGGCCGCTGGTGTCGGAACCTATCATGCTTATATTGATGCATCAACATTAAAAGTTGATTTTATTCCAACAGCTACAGGTATTGGAACAACCGGCACCATTAACACAGTTACGGTTGGACTCTGTACTGATACTGTTACTGGAATAGGAACAATTGAACTTAAAAGATCCAAGTTGGAAGGAAGAACTACAAGTATTTCTGCGTCTGGGTCTCCTGGTATTACTACCGTTGCAGAGTATTTGAATACTTATGATGGTGCATATTTCATAGCACAAGTTACTGATACCACCAATACATCGACTCAATTATCTGAAATTGTTTTAGTTGATGATTATGTTGATGCATCCAATGATCATGAAGTCTATATGACAGAGTATGCAAATATTGAAACTACTGCAGGTTTAGGAACATTTGGATCAAGAGTTTCTACAGCAGGAACTGTCTCTCTTGTATTTACTCCAAATTCAGGTATTGATGCAGTTGTCAACATTTATATGAATGCACTTTCTATAAATGAAAATACCGAGGTTGCATCTTCCATAGAATTCACAAATGCATCTATAAGTGATGGACTTGGAGAATACTTTGGAACGGAATCTGATATTAAACGAGAGTTTGCATTAAGTCACGATAATGAACCAATCTTTGAAAGATATTTCTTGGGTAATGATAGTGATGTTGTTAATGTGACAACCAATGCAATTAAGATTCCAAATCACTTCTTTGTAAGTGGTGAAAAACTTAGATACGTTCATGTTGGCACAGCTTCATCTGCTGTTGGTATTGCAACTACGACTTTTGTTGGTGTTGCTGATACAACTTTCTTACCTGGAGAAAATCTATTCGCTGTTAAGGTTGATGATAATAATATTAAAATTGCTACCAGCGCAGAAAATGCGCTTAAGTCAATTCCCGAAGTAGTTGATCTTGAAAGTGTTGGCATAGGAACATCCCATAGATTTATTGCAACAAATCAAAATGCAAAGGTAATTGTTGCTCTTGATAATGTTATTCAATCGCCAATTGTATCCACAGCTGTTACGACCATTCTCGCTGATCGGGTTAGAGATGTTGACAATATAATAAAATTCAGCGGCATAACATCTTTCTTTGGATCTGATTTGATACAAATTGGTTCAGAAATAATGAAGATTGAAGGTGTTGGTATTGGATCAACAAATGCTATTAGAGTGCGTAGACCTTGGTTGGGAACTGTTTTATCTGGATATGGAACTGGAACACTTGTAACTAAAATTTCTGGTAACTACAATATTGTAGACAATAATTTGAATTTTGTAGAAGCACCTTTTGGTAACGTTCCGATTGGATCTACTACAAATCCACCAGATGAAAGAGATTGGACTGGAATATCGACAAGTTCTAGTTTCCAAGGTAGAAGTTTTATGAGATCTGGTGTCACGAATACTTCAAATGAAGCGTATCACAAAAATTACATTTTTGATGATATATCTGATCAGTTTAATGCTACAGAGAATGAATTTAGACTATATCAAAATGGATCCGATGTAACTGGTATTTCTACAGAAAATGGGGTCATATTGGTCAATAGTATATTCCAATCACCTGGATTATCCGATCAATATGTAATTAATGAATCCTCTGGAATTTCAACAATTGCTTTCCAAGGAACTGATACATCTCCACTTGGTCCAGACGTTGGAATTTCTAGTTTCCCCAAAGGTGGAATTATTGTTTCTGTAGGATCTGAGGAGGGTCTAGGATATCAACCACTGATATCTGCTGGAGGAACAGCAATAGTTTCTGGACTTGGCACTATCTCTTCTATTAGTATAGGAAATAGTGGTTCTGGATATAGAGCTGGAATTCAAACCGTTGTAAACGTAGGTGTTGGAACATCCAGCACAGGAACAGGAAATATTGAATTTATTGGAACTGCTGCAATCAGTGGTGGACATATTGTCAGTGTTGCAATTACAAATCCAGGATCTGGATATACTGCAACCAATCAACCATTTGTTGTGTTTGATGATCCATTAAGTTATTCTAATATTCATTTGAATTATTCCTCTTCAAGCACTGTTGGAGTAGGAACCAGTGCAGTTGTTAATATTGTTGTTGGTCAGGGATCTAGTATTATTGACTTTACATTTACAAATACTGGATATGGATTTGGTAATGATGAAATATTGACAGTTCCAGTTGGTGGACTCACTGGAATACCAACAACATCATCATTCTCGACTGCAAATGAATTCAAACTCACCATAGATCAAGTCTTTAATGACTCCTTCTCTGGTTGGTCTGTTGGAGAACTACAACAACTCGATAACGTCGAAGATTTCCTTGATGGATCCAGAAAGAACTTCCCACTTTCTCTAGCAGGAAACTCTATTTCTATTGTTTCTGGAAAAGGATCAAAGATTGATGTTCAAGATGTTCTTCTTATATTTGTAAATGATATACTCCAAGTTCCCGGTGAATCTTATACGTTCAAAGGTGGAAGTATTATAACATTTACTGAAGCACCTAAAGTTGGTGATATTATAAACATTCTATTCTATAAAGGGTCGGGTGATACTGATGTTATCTTTAGAAATATCATTGAAACAGTTAAGAAGGGAGATACCCTTCAAATTATGCATGATGCCTCTGTCGGACAAGCACCTTCCTTAGATGAAGATGAAAGAGTTGTTGATCAGGTTAAATCTACAGATTTAGTTGGAACTAATCCATACTCAGGACCAGGAAATACTGATGATGTTACGCTAGAAAGACCAGTAATCTGGTGTAGGCAAACTGAAGATGTTTTCATTGATCAAATTCCTGTCGGTAAGAGTAGAGAACTTTATGAACCTGTTATCAATCCAAGTGCTTATATTACTAAGTCAGTTGGTGTTGGGTCAACGGCAATTTATGTTGATAATTTAAGACCAATATTCAACTCTCAAAATGAAAATGATACCAGTCTTTTATTCCAAAACAAAATTAAATTTATATCTCAAGAATCAAAAACTGCAGCAGCTGCTACTGCGATAGTTTCTGGTCTTGGAACTATATCTTCCATCTCAATCTCTGATGGCGGTTCTGGATATATATCTGCTCCAGTAGTGACAATTGGAAGCACGTTACAAGCAGTTGGACTGGGAACAACTGCATCTGCAACTGCATCAATTACTGCAGGTGCTGTTACAAGTATCACACTATCTAATACCGGAACTGGATATACAAATACAAGTGTTCCACCAGTTCTTATCGCTCCACCATCTTATACTGAGGAGGAAGTCAGTGTCGCTTCATATTCTGGAGATAATGGTGTTATTGTTGGATTTGGCACTACAAATGTTGGGGTTGGTACGACATCACTCATCTTTGATATTCACATTCCGTTTAACTCATTCTTGAGAGATGCTAAAGTTGCTGGAACTGCAGTTACAATTAGTTCTCTTAATGCAAATGATATCTTCGTAGTTAAAAACTCTAACATTGGTGCAGGAACAACATCAATTACTGCGTTTGATCCTGCAGGCAATACTGTCGGTGTAGGAACATCCTTCGCAGATAATGTGTATGCAGTGAGAACTGCAGTCTCTATTTCCACTAGTGTTCAGGGTATCACTACTTATGTGAGAAGAGTTACAGTTGATGTTGATCAATTTATTACATCAGGCATAACAACTTCCGACTTCTTTGGAAATTATAGTTGGGGAAGAATTGATATTTCTGGAAGATCTGAATCTACTTCATATTCTGCATATACTCAAGGTGGTATTGGTTTGACTGAAGGATCTGGTATTTCAACCTCAACTATGGTTACAAGATCAAACTTTTTGAAATTTAAAAATTATGCGGTTTAATCTCTAATAAATAAGTAAAAAAGTCTTAAAAATGGCTGCCATTATAACTGATCAAATTAGAATATTAAATGCTGGTAATTTTATTGCTGGAGTTTCTAACGCCAGCAATTCATATTATTCATTTATTGGTTTGACTAATCCTGCGGATTATCAAACTGATTGGGACGAAGATCCACCTTCACCTAAAGATAATTTTGATCAGGAAAATGACTATTGGAATACAATGGTTGCCTTGAAAAAAATTAATACTGATGATGCCAGAAGAGTTGTACCTAAGATAACTTGGTCCTCGGGAACTACTTATGACATGTATAGACATGATTATAGTAGGTCAAATACTGCCGTAGTTTCTGGATCAACATCACTATATCTTGCAACTTATTTTGTAATGAATAGTGATTTTAGAGTTTATATTTGTCTTCAAAACGGAATTGATCCTGATAATCCCTCTGGAAGACCTTCTCTTGATGAACCAACTTTTACCGATTTAGAACCAAGATCCGCAGGGACAAGTGGTGATGGTTATGTATGGAAATATCTTTATACAATTAAACCAAGTGATGTCGCAAAATTTGAATCAACAGACTACATGCCAGTTCCCAATGATTGGGCAACAGCAGCAGATAATGAGGCTGTTAGAGATAACGCTGTTGATGGATCAATTAAAATTGTAACAGTTACAAATAAAGGTGTTGGTCTTGGAACCGCTAATTCCACTTATACTTCCGTTCCCATTAAAGGAGATGGTTCTGGTGCAGAATGCACTATTACAATTGATGGTAATCAACAGGTAAGTTCTGTTACTGTTTCAAATCAAGGATCTGGGTATACTTTTGGCAGCGTTGATTTAATAGCAGGAGGAGTTCCAACTGGAACTACAAGACCAACTTTTAATGTAATCGTACCTCCACAAGGTGGTCATGGTGCAGACATTTATAGAGAACTTGGTGCATACAATGTTCTGCTTTATTCTAGAATTGAAAATGATAATAATAATCCAGATTTTATAACTGGAAATCAAATTGCAAGAGTTGGTGTTGTAGAAAATCCAGAACAATTTGGATCATCTAGTTTACTTTCTGCAGATAAAGTGAGTGCCGTTGGAGCTCTTAAACTATCTGGAATTGGATATAGTGTTGCTACTTTTACAGCAGATTCATATTTTACTCAAACTGTATCTACAGGCACAACAGCAGTTGGTAGAGTTGTAAGTTATGATCAAAATACCGGAGTTCTTAAATACTGGCAAGACAGATCTTTGGCAGGATTTAATACCGTAGGAACTGCACAAACTCAACCTCAATATGGATTTAATGCAGAAGAGTTTACCTCATCTCCTGGCACAGGTGGCGCAATAACAATTACACCTACGGTTGGTTTAGATTTATCAATTGACACTGGTTTCTCAGGTATATCTACCGTAATAAATAATCGTACATACTATCTCGGTCAAACCTTTACGAGTGGTGTTGCCAATCCAGAGGTTAAGAAACACTCCGGTAATATAATTTACGTTGACAACAGACCATCTATAACAAGATCGTCAAACCAAAAGGAAGACATAAAAGTTATTTTGCAGTTCTAAAGAATTATGCCACAACAGACGAACCTCAACGTAGCACCATACTTTGACGATTTTGATTCTACAAATGATTATCACAAGGTATTATTTAAACCTGGATATCCTGTTCAGGCTAGAGAATTAACATCTCTTCAATCCATACTGCAAAATCAAATTGAGAGATTTGGTCAACACTTCTTTAAAGAAGGTGCCAAAGTTATTCCAGGAAATACAGGATATACTCAATTATATTATTGTGTTCAATTAGAAAACTCTTTTCAGGGGGTTCCTGTTTCTGCATATGCAGATCAATTAGTTGGAGGTAAAATAACAGGGCAAAGATCTGGGGTCACTGCTTTTGTTGATAGTGTTCTTTTACCAGAAGACTCTGAAAATGGCACTTTAACTCTTTATATCAACTATCTGTCTTCCAGCACTGGAAATAATTCAACTCAAACTTTTTTTGATGGTGAACAACTTTCATCCAGTGAAGTTATAACCTCTGGTTTATTGGGCAATACAACGATTGCTGTTGGATCTGCTTTTGCAACAACAATAGAAACGAATGCGGCAGCAATAGGATCTGCATTTCAGATAGACAATGGAATTTATTTTATTAGAGGAAATTTTGTCAATGTAAGTAGAGAAACTTTACTTTTAGATCAATATGCAAACACTCCTAGTTATAGAGTTGGTTTGTTTATAAATGAAGAGATTGTTACTTCAGATCTAGATGAAACACTGAATGACAATTCTCAAGGATTTAATAATTATTCTGCACCAGGTGCAGATAGACTTAAAATTAGTGCAAGTTTGTTTAAAAAAGCACTTGATGATTTTAATGATGATAATTTTATTTTATTAGCAACCATAATTGATGGCAATATTCAAACTGAAAGCAAAAAAACTCTGTTTGGTGGAAGTGCAGGATTTTCTGATATAACCGACACTCTTGCTAGAAGAACTTTTGATGAATCTGGAAATTATTATGTGAAAGCCTTTGATATAGGCATGGCAGAATCATTAAATGATGATATTGGTAATGGTGGAATATTTAATGCAGGTCAATTTACCCCTGGTGGAGTAACACCAAGTGATGATTTGGCATTGTATAGAGTTTCTCCTGGTAAAGCATATATCAAAGGATATGAAATTGAAAGTGTTAATACAGTCTATCTTGACGTAGACAAACCAAGAACAACTAGAACAATTGAAGATCAAAGTATAATTTATAATACTGGACCTACTTTAAGAATTAATAGAGTACACAGAACACCCACAATTGGTGTTGGAAATACTTATTTTGTAAGTTTAAGAGATCAAAGGATTGGTAGTAGTTCAGAGACCCTTCCTGGAAATGAAGTTGGAGTTGCAAGAGTATATGATTTTAGATTAGAGTCTGGTTCTTATAGTCTTTCTAATGCCAATGAAAATGAATGGAATCTTGCTCTCTATGACGTACAAACAACAACTGATATTGCTTTAAACCAAGCACAAACATTAACAGTTCCTACCTTTGTGAAGGGCGACAATAGTGGAGCAACTGGTTTCTTAAGACACGCTGTTTCTGCTGGAACAGCAATAACTGTATATGAAACCAGTGGAACTTTTATTCCGAATGAAAACCTTATTTTTAATGGAATTTCTGATGGTAGAATTGCCATAGCAGTTACTGAACATACTATTTCTGATGCCAAGTCTGTATATGGAACAAATGACGGAACAACAGGTATCAATACATTTAGTGCTGATGTAATTCAATCAAATAAATTTATTATCGGAATTGCGACCGTAAGTCCCCTGTCTAGTGGGATTAGCACCATTAGAAGCGCAAATACTCTGTTCCCAGGAACCATTGTAAAAGAAAATGATTTAATTCAATATAGTGACACAACTCCAGGATTAGATGGTGATCCAATTGTTGCTAGAGTTACTAGTGTGGGTACAACTCACGTCACTGTATCTGGTGTAACTGCGGTTACTGGAATTTCTAGTGGATTTTTACCTGCTACGACTTTAAACGTAACTGATTTAAAAGTTCTTACAACTGAGTTAGCTCCTTCCTCTGACAATACTCTGTTTACCCTTTTACCAAAAGCCAACGTATCTAATGTTGATCTCGCAGATGCTTCATTAAGTATTAGAAAAACATTTAGTGTTAATATCGCAAGTAATGAGTTGTCTGCACAGGTAGTGGCAGGAACAAATGAAACATTTTTACCATTTGATGAAGAGAGATATTTGTTAATTAGATCTGACGGATCAACAGAAGCATTGTCATCAGATAAGTTTGATATTTCACCTAATGGTAAAACTTTATTAATTCGTAATCTTGGCACTAATGATACTGATGCAACTTTGATTACTACACTTAGAAAAATAAAACCAAAAGCAAAGGAAAAAATTAAAAATAGAGTCAACTCTATTATTGTAAATAAATCAAAACTTGCTGGATCTGGAACTGGTTCAACAACTTTAAATAATGGATTAACATATGGTAATTTTCCATTTGGTGTCAGAGTTGAAGATGAAATTATCTCGTTGAATACTCCAGATGTTATTGAGATTCATGGAATTTTTGAATCTGCAGATACTTCTGCGCCATCTTGTCCACAAGTTGTATTACAATCAATTAATACAAATTCAACAACAACTGCGGAACTGCTAGTCGGTGAAAAATTTGTTGGACAAACAAGTGGTGCTGCTGCCATAGTAGCAGAGAAATTAAATGCTTCGACTATATCATTCCTTTATAAAAATGATATAGCATTCGTTGAAGGAGAAACATTGCAATTTGAAGAATCAAGTGCTTCTTCATTAGTATCAACTTTATCAGCACCTAGTTTTAATATTTCCCCCAACTATACGTTTAAGACTGGTCAAGAAAATACTTTCTATGATCATGGAAGATTAAAGAGAAAAGTAGATTCTTCTCAACCATCAAAACAATTAAAAATTTATTTCTCAAGTGCTTCATATTCAAATACTGATGATGGTGATATAACAACGGTCAATTCGTATGCACAATTAGATTATGCGGAAGATATTAAAGATGTTGGTATTGTTAGAACTTCTGATATTATAGATATCAGACCTAGAGTTTCCAATTATACTGTAAGTGAAAGTTCAAGATCCCCTCTTGAATTCCTTGGTAGATCATTTAATGGATCTGGACAATCAGCTGCAAATCCACTTGCATCTGATGATGCAATTTTAACTGATGTATCATATTATCAAGGAAGAATTGATAGAGTTTTCTTAACAAAAGAGGGTAAGTTCCAAATCATTTATGGAACTCCATCAGATAGTCCACAAAAACCAGATCCAATCGATGATGCTCTTGAAATTTGCAGAGTAGAACTTCCTGCATATCTTTTTAATGTAAAAGATGCTAAGTTCTCTTTCTTACAGCACAAGAGATTTAGAATGCAAGATATCAAGGAACTTGAAAATAGAATCAAGAGTCTTGAATATTACACAACTCTTTCACTTTTGGAAAAAGAAACTGCAAACTTTTTCGTTGCAGATAGTGAAGGTTTGAATAGATTTAAGTCTGGATTCTTTGTAGATAATTTTAATGATTTCTTAGCTCAAGATGAAACATATAGAATTAATAATGCAATTGATAGAAAATATAATGAATTAAGACCAAGACACTATACAAATTCAGTTGACCTTATCTTTGGTCCAGTTATTGATGAAGATCCAACTTTAGATCTCAATTTTGCCACTATAGAAGGTGCCAATGTCAGAAAGCAGAATGATATATTAACTCTTGATTATGCAGAGGTTGAATATATTAAACAAAACTTTGCTACTAGAACTGAGAGTGTAACTCCTTTCTTAATCAGTTTCTGGAATGGAACTCTTGAACTTACTCCAGCATCCGACAACTGGGTTGATACCGCAAGACTTGAAGCTAAAATTATTGATGTTGAGGGTGATTATGCATCTACTTTTGAAAGACTGGTTGATAATCAAACCATTGATCCTCAAACGGGATTTGGTCCTATTGTTTGGGATTCTTGGGAGACCAATTGGACTGGTGTCGATGTAGTTGAGTCTACACGTCAAAGAGTTATTAGTGGAGGTCCTGGTGCTATTCATTCAGGTGAAACTTGGAGACCAGGAAGACGTGTATCAACAAGAACGGTTTGGGATACAGTTGTTGAAGATAGAGTTAGAACAACAACACAAACTGGAACCACATCCAGAAACGGTGTCAGAACTATCGTTACTGAACAATTTGATCGTGAATCTGTTGGTGATAGAGTTGTAAGTAGAGATCTTATTCCATTCATGAGATCTAGAAATGTTGAGTTTGTTTCTAAGAAAATGAAACCACTCACAAGACTTTATCCTTTCTTTGATGGTGTCGATATTTCCAAATATTGTATTCCAAAATTATTGGAAATCACAATGACTTCTGGCACTTTTGAGGTTGGTGAAACAGTGGTTGGATTGACAGAAGTTGTTGGTGATATTGGATCCAATACTCTTCCATCTTCTCCATTCATTAGATTTAGAGTTGCACAATCTAATCACAAAGAAGGTCCTTATGATGCACCAACAAAGACCTTTAGACAGAACCCATACAACACTCAGGATTTGTCTGCCGTATATTCTTCGACAGCAACTGTATTAAATGTTGATACATTCTCTCTTTCTAATGAAGCTCAGGGACAATATTATGGTTGGGTAAGATCAGGAATGACTCTTCGTGGACAGACTAGTGGTGCCATAGCGTCAGTATCTAATGTCAGACTTATTTCTGACATATCTGCCACTCTTATTGGTAGTTACTATATTCCTGATCCCAATAATATAAGTTTCCCAAGATTTGAGGCAGGAACTAAGACATTTACTTTAACTAATAATGTTGATAATAATCAAGATGCAGCAGTCACCATTGCAGAAGAAGGATTTGCGTCTTCGGGAACTTTGGAGACAGTTCAGGAAAATATTGTTTCCGTTAGAAATGCAAGAATTGAACTTAAGAATGAGTTCCAAAGTAGGAACGTTAGTAGATCCCTTGGATCACAAGTCGTATCATCAAGAACTGTTGGTTCGCAAGCAAGAACACAGACAATCATTAGTTATTACGATCCACTCGCACAGTCCTTCTTGGTAGAAGATGAAACCGGAGTGTTCCTGACTAGTTGTGATGTGTTCTTTAGATCCAAAGATGACATGGATATCCCTGTTGTCTTCCAGTTAAGAACTATGGAGAATGGTTCACCAACTGCAAGAATTATACCATTCTCAGAAATTGTTCTAGACCCTGATGATATTCAAACATCGGCTGATGGATCAATTGCAACTAATATTCAATTTAAAGCACCTGTGTACCTTGAGGGGGGCACTGAGTATGCTGTATGCTTAGCATCTAACTCTACCAAATATAGTGTTTATATCTCTAGAATTGGTGAAGTAGATCTTCTGACAGATACATTTATTTCAAATCAACCATATCTTGGATCGTTGTTTAAATCACAAAACGCATCCACATGGGAACCAAGTCAATGGGAAGATCTCAAGTTTACTCTTTATAGAGCAGACTTTGTTGAAAATGGAACAGTAGAATTCTACAGTCCAGAACTCACTAGAGGAAATGGACAAATTCCAAAACTTCTTCCAGATTCAATTATTATGAACTCTAGACAAATTAGAGTTGGTCTTGGAACTACAGTAGCAGATTCCTATGAAATAGGAAATACTTTCTCACAACAAGGAACAAATGCAACTGGAGATTTAGTAGGAGTAGCAGCTTCTGCTGTTGGTAATCTCACTATCAGCAATGCTGGTCTTGGATACACACCAGCTGATGGTAGTCAAACCTTTACTGGAGTTAATCTGGTAACCATTACAGGTAATGGTAGAGGTGCTACTGCCGATATTAGCATTAAAGATGGTTCTATTGTTGCTAGTGGTGCAACAATCGCAACTGGTGGTTCTGGTTATCAGGTGGGAGATGTTCTTGGTATTACTACCATTGGTATTGCAACTATTGGTAGAAATGCAAGATTAACAATTGCTGGAATTGGTATTACTAATGAATTAGTGTTTGGCAATGTTCAGGGTGAGTTTGTTGTTGGTGCAGCAAAAACTCTAATGTATGTCAATAGTTCCGGTATTACAACGGAACTCAATTCTTCTGGCGCTACTGGACTTGGAACTGGAGGTGATGTTCAAATTTCAACAATCAATATTGATAGTGAAGGAACCCATTTCAAGGTGAACCATCAAAATCATGGAATGTATTTCTCAGAAAACTCCGTTGCTATTTCTGGAGTAACTCCAGATATCAAACCAACTAAGTTAACAGCAGAGTATAACTCCGGGTCTACCTCAGCAATTGCTGTTGGATCTGGAACATTGTTCTCTACTTTTGAAAATGTTGGAGTTGGAACCACAAATGCTGGATATCTTTTGATTGGTGAGGAAGTTATCAAGTATACTAATGTCTCTGGAAATAACGTTGGAGGAGATATTGTTAGAGGAACTGATCCAAGAACATATCCGGTTGGAACACCAGTGTTTAAATATGAAAACTCAAATATTAATTTGATGAGACTTAATAGAACTCATAATTTGAGTGACGTAACTGAGTCAAATCCCTTTACATTTGATTCTTATAAGGTTAAACTTGATATGAGTTCTACCACTGGAACTGATAGAAGCACTGACATTGGTCATCCAAAACTTTATATTGGAGGGAACAAGTCAACTGGTGGCAGAGAGATAAGAGCTACTCAAAATATGCCATTTGAAATTATTACACCACAAGTTCAAAATGTTTCTGTTACTGGAACCAATATTACTGCTCAAGTAAGAACAACTACCAGTAAGAGTTTTAGTGGAAATGAAATTCCATATATTGATTCTGGATTTGAAGATATTTCAATAAATCAAAAAAATTATTTTGATACTCCAAGAATGATTGCCTCCAAAGTTAATGAAGATTTAAAACTCACTAATGTTGTGGGTGGAAAATCAATGCAAATGAGTCTTGCACTTAATTCAAATGATACTCGTATAAGTCCAATCATCGATGCCCAGAGAGTAAATGCTATTGTAACCTCTAATAGAATTAACAATATTATTACAAACTACGCTACTGATTCTAGAGTGGACATCATTGAAGAAGATCCAACAGCATGTCAATACATCTCTAAAGAGATTGTTCTTGAAAATTCTGCATCTTCAATCAAAATCATACTAGCTGGGCACGTTGGAGAAGATGCTGACATTAGAGCATTCTATGCAGTAAATAATAATGTTGGACTTGAACCCGTATTCACACCATTCCCAGGATATTCTAACTTTAATTCTAGAGGACAAGTTATCGCTGCTGAAAATAGCAATGGAGAATCTGATTCCTTTATTGTAAAATCAAACACAAAATCTTTCGACAGTGAAGATCTTGATTACAGAGAGTATACATTCACAGTTGATCAACTCCCTGCATTTAGAACCTATAGAGTAAAAATCTCACTGACATCTAATAGTCAGTGCTTTGTTCCTAGAATTAAAGAACTTAGAGTAATCGCGTTAGCATAATGGATTTTTACGGATTAGAAGGACATAAGGATCTCGCAAGGGATCCTTCTACAAATGCTGTAGTAAATGTAAATAGTCTTGAGTATCAACAATATCTTTCAAGACGAAAGGTGAAAACTGAAAAGAATCATAAGACACAGAACATGGAGCAAGAACTTGCTAATATGAAAAGTGACATTGATGAAATTAAATCTTTACTAAAGGAGTTGTTACATGGATCCTGATACAATCGAACTAAAAAACTTATCAAAAAGTTTTGCATATCAACAGATTGCAACTGATATAGATAATTGTGATGACCGTGATGAACTAAAAAACATCGCAAAGTCTTTTGCAAAACTTTATTATAAACAACAAGAAACAATGGCAGTAATAGGGTTAGCAGATGGCAACTAAAAACATTACCTTCGATTCAGATTCAGGAGTTCCCTACGGATTAAATCTAACGATTTACGGTGGTTCTGATTTTTCTGCAAATTTTAATGTTTTAGATACATCAAACGCTGCATTTAATTTGACAGATTACACTGGGTCTGCAGCTATTTCAAAAAGTGTTGCAGTGGGAGCAACACTTGGAATTACTACAGAGTTTACAGTAGGATTTACAAGTGCATTTGACGGTAAGATGTCAATATCTCTTGGAAGAACAGACACTAGGAGTTTGGTTGAAGGTAGATATATGTACGATATTTTAGTAAGTTCTGGAACTACGGTCTACAGTTTAGTAAACGGGAACGTTTATGTTTATAATCCCGTATCTTCAGCACCCTAAATACAGTTAGGAAACTTGTGGAATAAATGGCACAACCAGCAAGTAGATCAGATTTAATCAATTATTGTAAAAGGCAACTTGGGGCTCCTGTCCTTGAGATTAACGTTGCTGATGAACAAGTTGATGATCTTGTAGATGATGCTTTACAATATTTTAATGAAAGACATTTTGATGGAGTAGGTCAGGTATATTTAAAATATAAAATTACTCAAGCAGATATTGACAGAGGAAAAGGAACAGACTCTGTTGGTATTGTTACTACCACCGCTACAACGTCTATTAATGGTGCATCAGCATCATTCCAATTTGAAGAAAATAGTAACTATCTTCAAGTTCCACCAGAGATTCTTGGAATAACAAAGATTTTTAAATTTGATGGATCTAATACTGTCACTAATAATATGTTTAGTGTTAAATATCAATTATTTTTAAATGATATTTATTATTTTGGGTCAACAGAAATATTGACATACGCAATGACAAGAAGATATCTTGAAGATATGGATTTTCTTCTTACTACAGAAAAACAAATTAGATTTAATCAAAGACAAGATAGACTTTATCTGGATCTTGATTGGGGATCTGTTAGTCTTAATGATTATCTTGTCATAGATTGCACTAGACTTTTAAATCCAAACGATTTTACTAGAGTATATAATGACTCTTTCCTAAAGAGATACCTTACGGCTCTTATAAAAAGGCAGTGGGGTCAAAATTTAATTAAATTTCAAGGTGTTAAATTGCCCGGTGGAATTGAATTAAATGGAAGACAAATTTATGACGATGCTGAAAAAGATTTGGAA